CGACCAGCAATTAAACCTGTTGTATCAGTTGCAGTCAAAGTTAAAGTTGTAGTACCACCTGCTGAGAAAGATATTCTACTATTAGCAGTGGTCAATTCAATAAGAACAGTATCAGCATTAAGGAAAGAACGTACTTGCATTTTGGCTGTATAGTTGCCAACTAAATCCCAAGCAACACCATCAGTTTTAATTGTAAAAACTAAACTGAAAGTAGAACCCTGGTCACAGACCATATTGTATCTACCTGACATTATTTCTTCTTTCTATACTTAGCAGTCTTCTTTTGTATTTGTTTTGGTTGTGCTACAAACTGTTTACCTTTAGCATTACCTTTTGCTTTAGCAACATTAGTTGCACGTTTCTCAGCAGGAGTTAAAGACTCCCAAGCCTTACTAGGTAAATAACGTTTAGTTCCTTTAGAAGGAGAACCATCAGATGTTCTCCATTTTTCTTTAGTCCATTTAGATAAAGATTTTTGTTTACTGGTTTTAGAACCAGAATATCCGCCACCAGATTTTTTATACTCCATAGCAAGAAGTTGAGCCTTACGAGCAGACCATTCACCAGGGTCCCCACCCTTTGAACCTGCCATAATTTTATTTTTTAAACGTTCACGTAATGCTGAATTAGTGTAAGCCATTACCACTTAACCTTGTCTGCCCAATAGGCAGCACTCATCTTACCCTTAGCAATATTTTTTGCGTGACGTGCTTTAAAAGATGCTTGACGTTTAGTTGGTGTTCTGTCCCCAGTAACACCTTGTTGTCCAAAGCGGATTGTCTTAACTTGTGAACCAACTTTTGCTACAACAACGTGTGACTTAGTAGGATGGCTAGGAGTCCGCTTTGGCTTGTTATAACCAGAGACTCCAGCCTTTTTAAGGCGTGAGTCTTTCATCATTATTTTTTCTTCTTCCTAATATCTCTTGTACCATAAACTGCAGCAGCAGCACCAAGAGGACCAAACGGTGCAGAAACAGCACCAACAACTTTACCTATTGTGCGTGAAGTTTTACTACGGTCAGCCTTCATTTTTGCTGTAACAGCCTTCTGTTGAGCAGGAGTTAAATCAGCAAAACTTTGCCTCTTAACAACTTTACCAGCAGCGTTACGTTTAACAGCAGTTTTCTTAAGAGTTGACTTAAAAGGGCCAGCCATAACTTTGGACCTCTTAGAACCCATAACTCCACCAGCAGGAATTGAACTTCCTCTTGTTGTTTTAGAACCAGCAGTAGCCTTTGCTAATCTCTTAGCACCATACATACGCTTAACTGCTTCTTGGTATTCTGGAGTACGACGAGTCTTAGCAGCAGCAAGAGCCTTAGTCATACCCATCTTTTTAATTTCATCAATAGTTGATTGCTTAACCTTGATAGCCATTATTATTTTCCTTTAGGTTTTTTTGGTACTGCTGTTTCAATGCTTGATGGCTTAGGTGCAATTGGCATACCCATTGGGTTATTGCCTTTAGCATTAGCCATAGCGTGTTCTAAATTAGGATAATTACATCCACAAGTTGCGCACATATTATTTCTTCTTTCCTGTTTTCTTTATCTTAACCATTGATTTTTTCTTTGAATCCATCTTCTTCATATCCATCATCTTTTTGCCTTTAGGCATTTTTTTACCGTACATCATATTATGCTCCGTATGCTCTTCCTGTTTTATTTGATACATCTATTGCCCTACGTATATCTTTGGTCTTAGTGCTATCAGGTTGAATACCCTGAGACCTAGCCGTACGATATAACGCAAGTTCATTGTCCCACTTTTTTGCAGACATTGTTAGTCTAGTGGATGCTTCACCAGGATTTAAATCCACAGTGGAAGCCTTACAACCAAAACATCCTTCAACATATTCAGGATGTGTACGTTCTCTATGTAAACTCATTTTGTCCCCAAAACTTTTTCAATACGTTCAATGGCATCCTTAACGGATGAACCACCATTATTACTTAACTCGCCGTCTAGTCTGTTAAGTCTTTCCATAACACTTGGAACAGGGTCTCTACCTGGACCACCAGGCTCGCCTTCCCAATCTCGGCGAAATTTTTCCAACCATTCCATCATAGAACGAGTCTTTCGAACTGTTGGAGCAATCACAAAAAACACAGAAGCAATTGCACTTGCAGTTGCACCTGCTACAAGAATGTTCTCTATCATCCTTCAAAGTTACTTTCAGTAATGCCGATGCCAGCGTTAATAAGTGCAGTCTTTTGTGCTTCGGTAACATTGTGCTCGTGTCCTCCAGCATAATATTCTGTAGAAGAATCAACTTGGTCGGTAGAAGGAACTCTAATTTTATAATAAGTATTACCAATTTTTAATACACTAATCCCACGTAACAATTTATAGCGATAGAATAAACCAAACCCTGCTGGTCCTTCTTCTATTGTTGGTGGAAAAAATGTTGGCAATTTACTCTCCTAATAAGTAAAGCCCCCAGTTGCCCAGGGGCTTTAAATTTGATTTGAATCTAACTATGCAGCGTTAATGCTGGATGAAGATTCAATTCTGTACAATGCTTCTTCGCGATAACGCTTGAAGCCAAGTACACCGTACCAACCAATTGGGCGCAAGCGCATCAATTTGTCAGTAACGTTTCCGATAACTACGTGTGGTTCTTCAGCAACTGCTTCAGCAAGTGCTTGTTGACCAGCAAGAATTGTACGGAACACGCGTGCACTTGAACCACCATCGGTGGCGTTGTACATACGTGGGGATTCGATGAAGTATGCACCTTCGAATGTTCCAATTTCTCCTGCCCAAATTTCAGCATTTGATTGGTATTCGTGAGGCAATCTCCAAGAAGCAGAACCTGTTTCAGCACGTAAGTCGTGTGAAACTTCTGGGTGTATTGCACACCAGTATAGGCTGCCCTTACGAGCAACTGCTTTACCTGCACGCAATTTAGCAACTGCAAGACGGATGTCTGCTGCTTTCAAGGTATGTGCACCAGTAACGTTTGTTGTTGCTGTTGCGCGTGTACCTGAAGCGTTGCTTGCGTAGATTACGTTTGTTCCAGCGCGAAGTTCTGTTTGAACAATTTCGTCAATGGAATCTGCCATATTGAACGCAACGATATTTGCAATCGCTGGGTCAACTTCAGCAAGTGACATTAATTGCAGTTTGCGAGTGGTCAACACTGCGTTACCGTATTCGTTAAGAACAACAGTTACTGCAGTTGGTGCACCAATTGCTACTGAATCTGGGTCAACTTGTTCTGATAGAGCAGTTGTTGCCTTTGATAGGTCGCTGTAGATTTGGAATACTACAGATGAACCTGGCATTGATTGGCGTGCTGGACGTTTGTCAGCGACTGAACGTAGTAATGGTTGAGAGCGAAGTGCGAACTCAACTAGACGGTCGTATGCTTTTTGTACGAGACCTGCACCATTGGATGGTGTAAAGGTTCCTACGTTGTCAGCACTTGTATATTGACCGCCACCAAGACCACCGTTAGTATTTGCTGTACCGCCAGATAACGCTGTATATACGTTAGGCATTTCGGTTTATTTCCTTAGTTAGTAGTTAGAGCCTAAATCTCTCCACCTTGTTGAAAAATCATATTTGTGATTTCTTCTGCAGATTCTGCATTCTGTAATCTCAAATATAAATCATCAAGTCCAGCAGGAGACTGGGCATTAGCAGTAACAGAATCGATTTGTCTGAGTGTAGCCAAATCAGGCTTCACATCATCGGGCGTCTGTACTGTTAAACCAAAGACTTCAGCATTCTCTGCAATCCAGTTATCGATAGTATCTGGATTAGCCTCAATATCTTGAGGAATGAATTTTGCTATCTTTGGACTTACGCCCTTACTTTCAAGAACTGATTTAATAACGTTGTGACGTTGTTCAGTCTTAATCGAAGATAGTTGTCCTTCCATTTCGGAAAGCATTTTAGATTTAGTTTTCAACTCCTTACGAAGTTGCTTTAATAAATCGCTATCTGATTGTTGACTTTGATTAATGTCATCATCGTCATCTTCCCATTCTTGATATGTGTTGCTCATCGCAACGCTCCCATTCTATTTTGTTAGTCGCAAGCCTCATAATAAATCGGGGAAAATACTATGGCTCTTGCTACCAGTCTTGTTACTCTCGTAGGGGCTGGTCTATCCTACTGAGGGTCTAAATTGCGCCTGCTGTTCGCTGCGCTAATGAAGCAGTTGAAATACCTGCTTGTCCACCGAATGTGGCTTTCTCTTTTTCTTGAAGTTTCTTACGGCGTTGTGATGCTAAACCAAAGAACGCTTCTTGTTCAAGTTCTTTAGAAAGACCAGGTGTTTGGTCACCGTAAATTTCTGAAAGTTTTGTTATAGTTGGTTGAACCTCTGCAATATTTGCATAGGCTTCTCTTGAAAGATTACCAATCTGTTCAGTTGATAAACCACTTGTGCTTAATTGTTTTTCAAGTTGACTAATGTTTTCCTCAGCAACATTGATATTACTTAGCGCTGCACCTGTACGAATATTTGCTTTACGAAGACTTGTTTCTAATTCGTTGATACCTTGAGGTCCCTTCATCAAAGCAAGGGCAATTTGTGAACGTTGCTTAGTTGGGTCACCAACACCATAAGCATTTAAGTAAGTGCTTAACTGGGTTTTCAATTCATCTGGTGCTTTATCAATTCTAGCAAACACATTATCAACACGAGCCTTAGCCTCATCAATTGAAACAGCCCCACCAATTAAAGAGTTATATGTTTCTTGATTAGCAAGTTCACCAAGATTGTATTGGTTAAACAAATCACGATAAGTTTGCTCAGCAGTAATATATTGACCTGGTGTGTACACAGGTAGCCCTAATGTTTTACGACCTTCGTTACCAGCAAAACGTGTTCTGTATGCTTGAGTATCTGGTAACATAAGTGATGCTTCTTCAGCACCATATCCTTCTGTCATAAATCTTTTAATCTCAGGAATTAAAGTATCTAAACCATTGTCTTTAAATTCTTTTTCAAGAATCATAAAAGCACTACGGCGACCTTCTTCACGCATAGCAGCAGCAGGGTCAGGTAAAGTTGCACCACCAATAGTTTCAGTTGTGCCATCGTTATAAAAAATAGTTATACTACCATCAGCGTTAGTAACCCTGTTAGTAATTGTTTTAGCAATAGGTGCGTTACCTGCAGGAGTTGCACCAGCAGCAGTAACACCTGGAACTTTAAAAGTGGTACCAGAAAACAAAACAGTTGAGCCTGCTTTTTGTCTAGCAGCCAAAGTTTTGTTAGCAGAAATTGCTTGGTTAATTTGTGCAGTAGTAACTTTTTGTCCAGTTGCAGCACTTACTGCTTTAGCAATAGATGCAGCAGTGTCCCCTTTTTGGACCGTTACTCTACCAGTATTTTTATCTACCTTTGCCATTTATCTTAACCCAAAATCTTGAAGAATTTTATTTGCATAACCTGCAGCCTCTTCACGAGCATTG